GATGCAATGCTGGCTATGAGCCAGGGGCTGGCGAAGCAGATTGCCGAATCGGTGAGCGCCTTTGGGGGCAAGGCGGGCTCTTTGACTGTCGGGACTCGGTTTGCATCGGACAACGACGACTGGTCGGAAGGCGCCATCCGGATCGTGAATGAGGCCGGTGAGCGGGTGGCCGACTTCACCAAGCGGTACACGAAGGATGCGAACAAGGCCTTGCAGCAGTTTGGGGAGGATTCGACCCGCGCCCTGGTTGCGACGCTGAAAGCGACGGACCTGAGCGATGAGTTTGATGCGCTCTTCGCTGGGGTGGACCCTCTGAAAAACAGCGTTGCCGAGCTGAGCGCGGTGCTTGAGCGGGCCAGTGCGATCCAGCAGCAGACGGCCGCCGTGCGGGACGCAATCGACGCCAACTTTCTGGAGCCCTCCCAGCAGCTCGACAAAGCCTTCGCAGCCCTCGGCCAGTCCATCCCCGGCACCGTCCAGGCCTACGAGGCCCTGGTACGCGCCCAGGATCTGCAAACCGCCGGAGGTCGCCAGCTCGCCGCCGATCTGCTCGGCAACTACCAGCTCTGGCAGCAAGTCACCAGCGAAGCCGAAAAAGCCGCTGCCGCCGCTGCTGATGTCATTGCCAACCAGCGCGCCGGCCTTGAGCAGCAGCTCATGCAGGCCCTGGGCGACACCGCCGGCCTGCGCGCCCTTGAGCTGGACAAACTCGACCAGAGCAACCGCGCCCTGCAAGAACGGATCTGGAGCATCGAAGACGAAGCCGCTGCCACTGAAAAAGCCGCCGCCAGCGCCGACGCTGTGGCCAGCCAGCGCGCCGGCCTAGAGCGCCAGATCATGGAGATCATGGGCGACACCCAGGGCATCCGCACCCTGGAGCTTTCCGCCCTCGATCAAAGCAACCGCGCCCTGCAAGAGCGGATCTGGGCCATCCAGGACGAAACCGCGGCCCAGAAGCAGGCCGCCCAGGCCATGGAGCAGATCCGCGCCACCTACGACCGCATTACCACGGGCGTATCTGCCGGGTTCGACGACTCCATCCGCAACGTCCGCCTGTCCGTGCTCGACAACGAAGGCAAGTACAGCCTGCTCGACTCCGAAGCCGCCCGCTACCGGGACATGCTCATGAGCGTGTCCGATCCGCAGCTCCTCGAGAGCTACGCCAGCAAGCTCAAAGCCACCCTCGACCAATCCTATGGGCTGCTCACCCCCGAGCAGCAAAAAGAAACCGCCGATGAGTTCGTGGCCCGCTACCAGCAGGCCAACGATCTGGTCCTCGAACGCCTCCAACAATCCCAGGACCGGGCCATTAAAGACCAGCAGGCCACGTCCGACGCCGTGAAAGCTGCCGTCGTCTCCGCCGCCGAACAGGCCGCCCAGATCATCCGGGCCGCCGGCGCCGCCGTGCCCGAGCGGGTCAGTGTCGCAGTCAGTGTCACCGCCGATCCCGGCCTCACCGCCGCCACCGAAGTAGGGTACTGAACCATGGCCATCACGCAAACCCCCGCCGCTGCCGCCGCAGCGGCCCGGGCCATCACCCAGCCGATCTATCTTATCCAGATCGGCGCCGGCGCCACGCCGTCCCGGCTCACCACCGGCCAGGCCATCACCTGGCGCGGGTTCAGCTGGTCGGCGGGCTCCAGCGTAGAGGTCTCCGGCCTCTCCGCCAACGGCGGGGCAGGGCAGAGCGGCCAGATCCGGCTGGGCAACACCCGCCTCGACTGGGGCGCCCTGGTGCTCGGAGAAGTGCGCGACACCCCGGTAAAAGTGTGGGCTGGCGATGCCACCGCCGTGGCGGACGACGATCTGCGCCTGATCTTTGACGGCGTGATTGACGCCGCCGAAGTCTCCGACCAGTCCGCCCTGCTCACCCTGGCCCCCAGCACCACCCGCGCCCAGTTCGCCCCGCGCCGCGTCATCGGCCCCGAAATCGGGCTCACCGTCCTTCTCCCAGCCGGCTCCAGAATCCCGGTCGGTGGGCAAGTCTATGTCATCGAAAGGTAACCCGTGCCGGCCTATCCATCCTTCGGCATACTGGACGCCAGCAGCGTCCAGGCCACCCGCAACACCGTCTCCGACCGCGCCAGTGATGGCACCTATCACGCCCGCATCCTCGGCGACCAAAAGCGCACCTGGCAGCTCCGCCACATGCTCACCCCGGCCCAGCTGGACGACCTGCGCGCCTTCGCCGAAACCCACGCCCAGACCGCCGTGGATTTTGTCTGGCCCCCCGTGTCGGGCAGCGTCTGCAGCGCCTACATCGTCCCCGGCTCCCTGCAGGAAGTGCGCTGGATCGCTGCTGGCCGCGCCGTAGAAGTCCAGCTCACCCTGGAGGAAGCATGAAATACCTCCCCCGGCAAGACTGGACTCTCGCCGCCCGCGGAACCCTCAACGACGCCGCCCAGCCCGCCGCCGACCGCCAGCTCGCCCTGGCCGCCGACGGCGCCCGCCTGCCCATCCTGTATGGGCGCGACCGACGTGGCGGGCTCATCGCCAACGTGGTGCCCCTGTCCGGAGACATGCTCGTCCAATGCATCTGGGGGCACGGCCCCATTGACGCCATCGAGGCCGTCTATCTCAACGACGAGCAGGTGGACAACTGGCGCGTCAATCAGACCCACTACCTGGGCACCCCCGGGCAGGGCGTGGATCCCTGGCTGCAGGCAGCCTTCGCCGCCAAGGGCATCAGCTACGGCGACACCCTCCCTGGCGTGGCCTACAGCGTGTTTCGGGTCAGCTCGTCCAAGTTCGACGTGGGCTTTACCGCCCTCCTGCGGGGTCGCCCGCTCTACGACCCGCGATCCGGCCTCACCGCCTGGTCCGCCAACCCGGCCCTGGTGCTGGCGGATTTTCTGGCGTCGCCCGACTACGGATGCAACCGAACCGTTGCCTGGGCCAGCGTCGCCGCTGCCGCCAACGCCTGCGACGCCATTGTGGGCGCAGAGCCGCGCCGCGCCCTCGGGCTGGCCCTCGATACCCCCCAGGCCTGCGACGCCTGGGTGGACGTGCTGCGCACCTACGCCGGGTGTTTTGTGGTCCAGCGGGATGACGGCTGGCACCTCATCCCCGACCGGCCCACCGCCCCCGTCGCCACCTTCAACCACAACGATGGCGCCATCGCCAGCATCACCCCCCTCAAAAAGCGCCGCAGGGCCGACGCCCCCACCGTCATGCGCGTCACCTGGACGGACACCAGCGGCATCCCCTGGCGCGACCGTACCGCCAGCGCCTACGCTCCCGGCGTGCTCTCCGGCGCGGTGGAGTGGCGGGAATCCTCCGTCAGCCTGCCCGGCATCCAGTCGGCCAGCCAGGCATACCGTGAGGCGGTCGAGCGGCTCAACAAGCTCAGCCTGTCAGACCTCTCGTTTTCCCTGGGGGTGTATGACACCGCCGGCACCCTCGAACCCGGCGACGTGGTCAGCGTGTCGCACCCCGTGGGGTTGTCGGACAAGCGCATGCGGATTGTCCAGATGGACACTATCGCCACCGGCCGCTACACCCTGGCCCTGGCCGAATACGACCCTGCCGCCTACTCCGATGCCGTCGTCTCCACCCCATCCAGCCCCGACACCTCCCTGCCCAGCCCCGCCAACCCGCTGGCCCCGGTGGGCGTCACCCTGGCCGAAGAGGTATTCCAGCTCCAAGACGGAACCTACTCCAGCCGCCTGCGCGTCACCTGGATCGAACCCGATTACCCCTGGGGCGTCGGCTACCGCATTGATGTACGTGTCGGTGGCGTGGTGGTACAGACCGGCACGGTGGGCCGCGGCGTCACCGCCTGGCCCTCCCCGGCGGTGCAGGAGCGCGTCCACCATCAGATTGACGTGCGCCTTCTCAGCAGCATCGGCAGCGAGTCGCCGGCAGCCTCGGCCACCATCACGCCGCAGGGCAAATACCTGCTCCCCGGCAATGTGCCGGCCCTCACCGGCTTCGAGGTGGGCGGAGAAGTGCGCCTGCGCTGGGATCCCGCCGTCGACATCGACATCTGGCGCTATGAGCTGCGATGGGGCGCCGTTGGTGCGGCATGGGCGGATGCCGCGCTGCTTGATCGAGTGGATGCCCTGCGCCTGGTGGCCAGCGACATACCCGCCGGCACGTGGGATTTCCTGGTCTGCGCGCTTGACTCCGTGGGCCAGTACAGCCCTGTTCCAGCCCGCCGGACCATCACGATTACATCCGACGCGGGATCGTTCCTGGTGGATTCGCACTCCTTCGTTTCGCCCGTCGTCACCGGAATGGTCGAGGTGCCATTGCCCCCGGGCGATGCCCGGCGCCGATGGGTGACGGATGACGCCACGGCCATGGCCGCCCGCTTCCCGGATCCGCTTTCCGACTACGGCAACCCCCTGGCCAGCTACGCCCCCGGCCCGTCCGAATGGCTCTCCGAAATCCACGATTTTGGCCTGCAGCTCACCGGCAACTGGACCGCTGAACTGCCGGTGACAACGCTTTCCGGCACCACGTCCGCAGCCCTTGAGTTGTCGGACGACGCCGTTACCTGGACGGCTCACACCGGCTTATCGGCCAAGGGCACCGCCCGCTTTGCACGCCTGCGCGCCAGCAACACGGGTGGCGCCATGGTCGTGATACTGCCCGGCGCCATTGTGCGCATTGACGCCGTGCCTCGGGTGGAGGAGGGCACGGCGACCACCAGCGCCAGCACCTACACCCGCATCACCCTGGCGGGCAGCTACGCCGTGTCCAAGGGCTTGCCAAAAGTCAGCATCCTCGGCAACACGCCGGCCGTGGCTACCGTGGACAACATCATCACCGGGCCTGTTACCACGTTTGACATATACACGTTCGACATGTCCGGCAACCAGATATCCCGCCCCGTGGGGTGGGAATGGAAAGGGGTCTAAATGGCATATACGCACTACAACCCGGCTGCACCCGATGCCGTCACTCAGAACGGCGTCCAGTTTGGCACCGCCACCCGGCAAAACCTCCAGGCATTGCGTGACATGGTGGTGGCCGGCGTCACCCCTGGATGGGCCATGGCGCCATCCGGCGGCACGGCCGAAGCGCCGGCAGTCATCACGTACAGCAACGGCACGGAGCGCCTCCGCGTCAGCCTCACGTGGGGGACGACGGGCGGCGCCGCTGGCAACGTGACCGCCGCCGCCTACAGCTACTCCGCCGATGCCGGCAGCACCTGGGATCCCATCGGCGCCCGAACCATCGACTATGACGCCGCCGGATTTGTCACCGGCACCACCTGGAGCTGACACGATGATCGAAACCCTTCTGGGCCTGCCCGGCCGCGTCTCGGCCCTGTTGGGCCGGCTCACGGAAACCCGCGCAAACAACCTCGACCGCCTGGATGCCGCCGTCACCACCCGCGCACCCTCCGCTACCGCCCTCAGCAATCTGGTGTGGACGGACGCCATTGCCATAAAGCTCGCCGCCATGCACGTCGAGACACCGCCGACCGCACTCCCTGCGCCGTGGATCCTGCCGTCTGGGGTGACCTATGCCGGCTCCGAAACGATAACGTCAACGACCGGTAGTTTTTCCGTTGCGTATTCCCGATCTGGCGCGGGCTCGTTGCGGATGCTCGCATTCAAAGGGATAAGCGGCATCCGGGTAACGGTTGATGGCGTCGTTGCGATCAGTGTTACCTCGCTGGATGAGGCCAAGCATTACGCAATATGGGGGGCATTGTCCGACGGCAATGTGCTCTCTGCGGATACGCCGTTGCCCTTCAAAACGTCACTCCTGATTGAGACGAGAGACGCTAGCAGTACGGTCCCTGGCCGTCTCTATCACGTCATTGTGGGGACCTGATCATGTACGCCATCGCCCATGCCGGCGTCATCCGGCTTGCTGACGGCGTGTTGATCCGTCGCGGCGACCCGGCATGGCCTGATTACCTCGCCTGGCTGGCTTCCGGCGGCGTCCCGGAGGCCATGGCGACAACCACCCCGACGGAACCAGCAGATCCAATTCCCCTGTCCGTCACCCGCTTCCAGGCCAGAGCGGCCCTCCAGCTGGCCGGACTGCTCGACGACGCAGAGGCCGCAATTGCCGAGGCCCACCCGCTATCCCGCATCGCATGGGAACACGCGCACGTCTATCGACGCGACTCTCCTACGCTAATTTCCATCGGCCAGCAGCTTGGATTGTCCGAAGCCGACATTGACGAGCTTTTCAAAACCGCCGCATCCATTACCGCATGAGATACAGCCAATGACAGATCCAGCAAACCCCGTCACGCTTCAGAAAACCGTCTCTGTCGGGAAAGACCCCACAACGTATGCCTGGCTCACCTACTTGTGGGTTTTCGGGCTCTCAATCTGGGGCGGATTAGTCAGCTTCATGCGCAAGCGTCGCCAAGGGCAGGCCCGGCCGTTCAACGTGGCCGAGTTCGTCGGTGAGATTGCCACCAGTGCTTTTGCCGGTGTGATCACATTCTATTTGGCCGAGTCGGCCGGCGCACCTCAGCTACTCACCGCCGCCATGGTTGCAATCTCCGGGCACATGGGTTGCCGTGCAGTTTTCCTGATCGAGAAGTGGATGGAGCGCAAGTTCCCCATCGTCGGCGAAGATGCGGAAAAATGAAGCCGACTGAACGCTTTACCCTGTCCGAACGCAGCGCCGGAACCTGGCGCCTCACGCCCCGGCGATGGGCCATGTATGCCGCGGTCCGGGCTATGGGGTGGAGGTACTACAAATGATCCGGAATTTCCGTCTTCCGGCTTCTGCTTTGTGGTGTCCATCTGCGTATGCCGTGGGTACTGAGTGGGATGGTTGTTTGGGGAGTTAGACGACATTTGTCGTCTACTTCGCGTTATGCCCCAAACATCGCCAGTTGCGCGGTAGCCTGTTCAAACCGCTCCTTTGCCGCGCGCCAGTAGTCGGCATCTATCTCGCACCCCACAAAATCCACCCCGTAGTAGTGCGCCGCAATAGCCGCGCTCCCACTCCCAAGGTGGGTGTCCAAAACCTTCATTCCAGGCTGCGCAAAATTCTGTAACAGCCATTCGTATAACTTCACCGGCTTCTGTGTCGGGTGTATGCGCGGCTCTGGCAATAAAAACCCGCCATTTGCGCAGTACGAAAACATCTGCGCCCGCCCATCAAACGAAGTCCAGGCCATTTCCCACTCGCTCACATTCTTTTGGTTCGGCCTTACCTTGTCCCAGCACAGGGGTTTCTTCGTTGGTGGCAAATCAAAGTAATTGCCACCCCATATAATTTGGTCTTTGCTTACCCTAAACAATTCTTCAAAATACTTCTGTGGCGGTGCTATGTCCCATTTTTCCGCCCCGCTGTTTACCATCCTGTGCCATCCGCGCCCCGTTCCTCCGCTCGTCAACGCTTCGCCAATTCCATAAGGCGGGTCAACAATCGCAAGGTCAAAGGTCGCATCTGGCAGCGTCGCCATGTATTCCATGCAGTC